TCTCTAACAAAGATTTAATTTCATCATCTTTTCTTTCTGTTTTACTACTTGTTGAGAACCCAACACCTGTTCCAAAATCTTGAATCACTTTTGTTCCAACATTTGATGTCATTAAGATTATACAATTTTTGAAGTTGATTTTTCTTCCGTGGCCATCAGTCAACATACCTTCATCCAACATCTGTAAGAACACATTAAAGATTTCAGGATGTGCCTTTTCGATTTCATCTAACAAGATAACAGAGTAAGGTTTGTTTTTAATCTTATTTAAGAATGGTGACCCTTCTTCGTATCCAACATAACCTGGTGAAGTTCCTGTAAGTTTTGATGTTGCAATCTTATCAGAAAATTCACTCATGTCTAATCTGATTAATGCGTCTTCACTATTAAACATGTGTTTTGCCAATTGTTTTGCCAACTCAGTTTTACCGACACCTGAGTTACCAATTAACAATCCACTAAAGATTGGTTTTTTAGGGTCATTTAACCCGACCTTATTTCTTTGAATTGCTCTTGAGATTTTTGAAACCGCATCATCCTGACCGATTACTCTTGTTGATAACGTATCTTTCAAAGTAATAAGTTGTTGAGTCTCGTCAGTTGAAATCTTATTGATTGGAATTTTTGTCATCAAAGAAACCACATCATAAACTACATCTTCAGTAACTTCACGACGGTATAAGTCTCTATTTTTTTCAAACTTAATTTTTTCTGCCTCAAGTTCAGATAATACTTTTCTTTCTTTATCTCTTAAATTTGCGGCCTCCTCATACTTTTGTTTGTTAATAACATCAAGTTTTTCTTCTTTAATTTTGACCGCTTCTTTTTTAAGGTTTTCAATAATTTCAGGTAATTTAATTTCTACTTGAGAACGAGCACCAACCTCATCGATAATATCAAAAGCCTTATCGGGAAACTCACGGTCCGTAATATATCTATCTGCTAGTTCAACACACAACTTTAAAATATCGTCACTATATGATACTTTGTGGTGGTTTTCATAACGGTCTTTTGATTGTTGTAGGATTTGTAATGTCTCTTCTTTTGTTGATGGGTCTACAACCACTTTTTGAAATCTTCTTTCAAGGGCTCCATCTTTTTCTATGTTTTTACGATACTCTTCTAATGTTGTGGCTCCAATACATTGTAATTCACCACGAGATAATGCTGGTTTAAAGATGTTAGATGCATCCATAGAACCTGAAGAATTGCCCGCTCCAATCATGGTATGTATTTCATCAATAAAGATGATAATATCAGGGTGGTTATATAATTCTTCCATAATCACCTTCATTCTTTCCTCAAATTGACCTCTATATTTTGTTCCAGCAACTACCGATGTCATATCTAAAGATACGATACGTTTACCCATTAAATTTTGAGGACAATCTCCCTCAAAAATTTTCTTAGCTAAACCTTCTACAATTGCAGTTTTACCACAACCAGGTTCACCAATAATAATTGGGTTATTTTTTTTACGTCTAGATAAGATTTGTGCTATTCTATTAATCTCATCCTCTCTACCAATAACAGGGTCTAACTTACCTTCCTCTGCTGCTTGAATTAAATCTCTTGAGAAATTATCAAGAACAGGAGTTTTAGAAGATGTGTTTTGGTTTTGTTTTTTTTGGTTTTCGTTTCCGTCTGCTGAATCTATCATAGTTTTTTTATTTGAAATTTAATAAATGGATTAGTAATAATCAATCATTTTATAACATTTGTCTTTTTGTCATATTTTTAATTTGACTTACTGACAAAATGTCATATATTTATATTTGGCATCAAATTAGTGTTTTTTGAAGTCAAAAATAAACTTATAAAAAAATATAAAATGATAAATTGGGATGAATTTGATAAAATGTTTGACAACATGTTCTCCTTCAAGTCTGATTTCTTTAATGATAATAATTGGACTAAAAGAACATATAAATCACCAGATGGGAAGTATTCTTTTACCTACATGAGTAAAGGATTTAACCCTAATCAAAAAAGTGATGAGTTAGATATCTTAAAAAATGAATTAGAAAAGGCGGTTACGGAGCAAGAATTTGAAAAGGCGGTTGAGTTACGAGACAAAATTAAAAAATTAGAAAAGAACAAAGAAAAGATTTCAGAGTTACAGAAAAAATTAAGTGAGTGTGTTGAAAAACAAGATTACGAAAAGGCGATAGAATACCGTGACAAAATAAATGCTCTAAAATAAAAAGGTCCACCTTCGGGTGGATTTTTTTTTCGTATATTTATAGTTATGAAATCTTGGAAAAAATTTGCGGACACCTTAGAACTAACAAAAGATTTAGAACAGAACTATTTCGAGATGAGAAAAATCTTTCAAAGAGAAGGATGGACACAAGAAGAGTTGTCAAGTCCAAGATACTTTCCCCAAGATTTATTAGCCCTGCACTCCAAATTCACACCAAAAATGCGTGAGATTTTTCAAACAATTAAAGATTATGGTTTTGATGTTGACAGAGATGAGGTTCATAATTATATTATGGATAAACTTAGTTACATAGATAGCATAACCCCATTAAGAAAATCAGATGGCAATAACTAACACAGAAATAATTGGAACAAAAATAATATGTGAAATAGAATCATCAAATTTAGTTAAAACTGAATATGATTCAGATAACCAAAGTTTGATTGCCACATTCAAAAACGGAATAATGTACGAATACGAAGAAGTTCCACACAAAATTTATGCACAATTTAGATTAGCAGAATCACAAGGAAAATTTTTTAATACAGAAATCGCAAGAACCTACAAATACAAAAAAATAGAAGAAACGGAATAACCATTGTATTTATAGGTATGGAAAGTGATAGTAAAATCATTAATAGTTTTTATCTACAAGACGAATTAAACCCCGACATTTGGTATCTACCAAAAGAAAAACATATGGGGGACCCCGATGCTCAAGAAGAAAAATTAAAACCTGAAGTTAGAGAAAGGTTATTAAAAGTTGCTGAAATATTTTTAGATTACATTGACATCGATATTCATGTTCATGATATTATTTTAATTGGTTCTTTAACTGGTTATAATTGGTCTGAGTTTTCAGACTTTGATGTCCATATTCTTTATGACTTTACAGATGCAGGAGAAAACTCTGAGTTATATAAAGAATTATTTCATTTGAAAAAAACAGTATTTAATGCGAAACATGATATTAAAATAAAAGGTTTCGACGTTGAGGTTTTTGTTCAAGACTTAAATGAAAAAGAAACAAGTATAGGTTCTTATTCGGTTTTATATAATAAATGGATTAGATATCCTGAGAAAGAAGAATTCAAGATAGACAAAAAACAAATCAAAGAAAAAGCTCAACAATGGATGGACATTATTGATGGCGTTTTAGAAAATGCCGAAGATGAAGACCTTAATGACGCGATTAAATTGGTATCAAAATATAGAGACAAATTAAGAAGGTATAGAACCTGCGGATTAAAAAAAGAAGGTGAGTATTCCTATGAAAATTTAGTATTCAAGTTCCTAAGAAGAAATGGGTATTTATCTAAATTAGAAGATTTCAAAAACAAAATTACTGACAAAAAATTATCATTAGAACAAGAAATTGGAGAATAATTGAAAATTATCAATTAATGATATATTTATATAGAAAAATATTATGCCAACAACAGCTTGCACATCGTATTATACCACAGTAGTGAGGGGTTATGTTCCTGGTTCGGGAGACACCGTTGGGACTGTAGTGACATTTACAACACCAAAACCAGATTACGGTAGTGAAACTAATACAACTAATTTACAATGTAATGCGGTTACATTAGGCGGATTTAATGGATTAAACAATTAAAAAACAAATAGAAATGGCCGATTTAAAACCAATTGGAAGTGAAAAATTACAGGGAACTGATAAGTTGAGAAGAATTATGGAAATAGCAACTTATAACGAAACCCCAAGAACAGACGTTAATAATTTGTCGACAACGAATTATAGTATCCAATTACCGGATGGTTATACCTATGGTATTGTTAAAGAAAGACAAGGTTATATCATTAAAAAAGGTATTAATGAGTCTAATATGGACTATTCGGACCCGATGAAAAATAGAAAATATTATCGCTCTTATTCTGAAGCAATGAAAAAATTGAATTTGATTGTTGCTGAAACAAATAGAGTATCTGGAAATGAATTTGAAATTCCTTTAATTGGTGAACAACCTGAGGTAAAAAAAAAATTCGTATTAAAAACGAAGGCTAAAAAAACGGAAGAACCTACCGATATGGGTATGGACACTCCTCCACCAGCCGCACCACCGGCTGAACCAACAACTCCACCTGCAATGGGAGCTGAAGAAATGCCTCCTATGGGCGATGAAGAAATGCCTGAGATGGGCGATGAAGAAATGCCTCCTATGGGTGGTGAAGAAACACCTGAAGTACCTGCAATGGATATGGCACCTGGAGACGCTCCTATGTTAGACACAACTGACGAAATGGGTGACGACGAAGAAGGAGGGTCAAGTAATTTAAAACTAATTCAAAAACTTACTGGTAAATTAAGTCAAAAATTGAGAATGTTTGACAAAGATAAAGGTTTGGACTCACAAGATATCAAATACGTGATGAATTCAATTATTTCAGCGATTGACTTAGGTAAGTTGGATGATGATGACAGAGAAGATATTGTTGATAAATTAGAAGGATTTGATGAATATGGTAAAGAAGGTGAAGGGGAATTAGATTTTAAAGGTGAAGAAGATTTTAATGTGGATGATGATTTAGGTATGGGTGGTGAAGAAATTCCTACTGACGATACTGAAGAAATTGCACCAGCACCTGAAGCAACTGAAGGGTATCAAAATGTTATGGATTCTATTTTTGGTGAATCTAAAGTTGAAAAAGTACTTTCTAACTATTTTAAAATTGAATCATCAGAAAAACCTATTATTGAAAATAAAAATAAGTTAGATTTTCTAAAACAAAAAATTAACAAGATTTCACAAAAAGAAGAAGTTTTAAGATTGTCAGTTAGCGAAAGTCAAACAAAAAAATCATTAGTTCTTTTAGAAGATTATAGTAATTCTAAATTTATAGGTAAAACTAACAAGAATAATTTAGTTTTTAAAATTAACGGTAAAGAAGTTAAAGTAACACCAAAAGGTCAAACTTTATGAATTTAATTTTTATAAACGAACTAGGTCCAAATTTTAGAGGAGATAATATATACGAATTTATCTTTTCAGACATAGATGACGTTTATGGTGAAGACTGGGATAGTGAGACGGCAAACGGAAAACCAACACCACCTCATGTTGAATTTATCAAAAGGGTTGGTGTTTTAAAAAACTCCGAAATTGAATTAGAGTTAATACAAAACTCTGATTTTTTTGGGATGTATGATGCGGTTGATGGTGTAATTGCTTTAGGTTGGGAAAAACCTGATAATTACGAAGGAAAAAGATTAGTGAACAAGTTAATGTGTTATATTCTAAAATTGTAAATGAGCAACCAAAACCTGTTGAAAAAACAGTGACTTCTAAGGTTATTGAATTACCATCAGGAGCAAAAACTGCAATTGCAGGTTCAACAGTAACTAATCAAGGAGGTAAAACTGTTATCACTACAACACCAACTGAAGGTGAGTTAGAAGAAGATGAAGAATTCGATTCTATGGATGTTAAAAAAGGTGAAGATGACCAAGACCCAATTCAAAAACAAGGACCTGATGGAATGGGTGAAGGATATATTTCTGAAAAGGCGGTATCTAAACAACAACAAAAAATTATGGGTTTAGCTCTTTCAGTTAAAAAAGGAGATACACCAAAATCTAAAGTTTCAAAATCAGTTCAAAAAATGGCAAAAGAAATGTCTAAAAAAGATTTAACTGATTTTGCATCAACAAAACACAAAGGGTTACCTAAAACAGTAGAGGAAAAAGAAGTCGAGAAATTGGAAGAAAGTATTTTAAGAATCATCGAAAACCATTTACCTCCTCACACTACAAAAGGTGAATTATTAAACTATATTAGAAGAAACGCCTAATGAATGTCGTTATCAAAAGAACAAATATTACTGGAGTATGCTAAATGTGTAAATGATACACCATACGCACTTAGAACATATTTACAAACATACGATAACACACAATCCCAATACGTTCCGTTAGAATTATTTAATGACCAAGTAACTTTGGTTAAAGATTACGAAGTAACTTTGGTTAAAGATTACGACACTTGTGAAGAAAATATCGCATTAAAGTATCGTCAGGCTGGTGTATCTACAGTTACATCTGCTTGGGCATCAAAAAGATTGGTGTTTGCTAAAAAATCAAAACCTGAAAAAATCCTAATTATTGCAAACAAACTTGACACTGCCGTGGAAATGGCAAACAAAGTTCGCGCGTTTGTTGAGCAATGGCCTAGTTGGTTAGGTGTAGGGTTTTCACCTGATAAAAATGCAGCAAGACACTTCAAGTTAACGAATGGTTGTGAGGTAAAGGCGGTTGCAACCTCAAAAGATGCTTTACGTGGGTATACACCTACCATCCTTATATTTGATGAGGCGGCGTATATTGATGCCGATGAGGACTTCTGGTCAGCATGTATGGCGTCCCTTTCAACAGGAGGTAAAGTTATTGTAATTTCAACACCAAATGGATTTGACCCAATTTATTATTCA